GCCGTCCGACCGGGGAGGGCAGCTGATGTTTGCCCAGACCGAAGTGAGCAAGGCGGTCGCCATCGCCGCCCGCCCGGACTACCCGATTGAGTGGCGCGAGGCGGAGCCCGGCGAGCTGCGGGGCTACTACGTGGACCCGGAGACGGGGAAGGAGACGGAGGCGACCTGGTGCCCGCAGTACGGGTCGCAGCTGGCCTTCCTCATGGCGCATCCGATCTTCGAGGTGCTGTATGAGGGGACGCGCGGCCCGGGCAAGACCGACTGCCTGCTGATGGACTTCCTCCAGCACGTGGGGAAGGGCTATGGGTCGGAGTGGCGCGGCATCTTGTTCCGTCAGACCTACCCCCAGTTGTCGGACGTGATCAACAAGACCAACAAGTGGTTCAAGCGCATCTTCCCGGGGGCCAAGTACAACAAGGTGGAGCACAAGTGGACCTTCCCGGACGGCGAGGAGCTGCTGCTGCGCCACATGAAGTCGCCGGAGGATTATTGGAACTACCACGGCCACGCCTATCCGTGGATTGGTTGGGAAGAACTCTGCAACTGGGCCGATGACAAGTGCTACACCGTCATGATGTCCTGCTGCCGCTCCACGAAGCCGGGGATGCCCCGCTGCTACCGGGCGACCACCAACCCCTACGGCCCCGGCCACAACTGGGTCAAGGCCCGCTTCCGCCTCCCCCACATGCGCGGTCGGGTGATCCTGGACGCGATGCGAGACGGCGAGCGCGAACCGCCCCGGGTCGCCATCCACGGGTCCATCTATGAGAACCAAATCCTGCTCCACGCTGACCCGGAGTACATCAGCAAGATTCGAGCCGCGGCCCGGAACCCCTCCGAACTCGCCGCCTGGCTCCACGGCTCCTGGGACATCATCGCGGGTGGGATGTTTGACGACATCTACCGCGGGGACGTACACGTGGTGCCCTCCGTCCCGCTGTCGGTGATCCCGAAGCGGTGGAAGATTGACCGCAGCTTCGACTGGGGCAGCTCCAAGCCCTTCGCCGTCCTGTGGTGGGCGGAGTCGAATGGGGAGCCGTTCGAGTGGAATGGCCGCGTGTACGGCAAGGTGCGGGGTGATTTGTACCTGATCCAGGAATGGTACGGCTGGAACGGAACGCGCAACGAGGGCGTCCGCATGCTCGCCTCGGAGGTCGCCCAAGGGGTGAAGGACCGGGAGGAGGACTGGGCGCTGGAAGGTCGGGTCAAGCCCGGCCCCGCTGACTCCTCCATCTTCGACGTGGAGAACGGCAACAGCATCGCCGTGGACATGGAGAAGAAGGGCGTGCGCTGGACGCCCGCGGACAAGGGCCCAGGCTCGCGCAAGCAGGGCTGGGAGCAAATCCGCAAGCTGCTCAAGGGGGCGTTGCCTCCGGCGGGCAGGGGACCGCGCGAGGTCCCTGGGCTGTTCATCTTCGACTGGTGTCAGCAGACCATCGAGACGGTCCCTGTGCTGCCCCGCGATGACAAGGACCTGGATGACGTGAACACGGAGGCGGAGGACCATATTGGTGACGCCATACGCTACAGGGTCCGCAAGAAGCTGCGTGGCGTCAAGCAGGGCAACATGTAATACAACTTGCCGGGTCCTCGCCTTCGGGCGAGAATCCGCGAACCAGGAGAACCGACCATGGCCGACAAAGACCCAAAGAGCCCCGCCACGACCAGCGGGGCGTATGACCAGATGCTCCCGCGCTGGCACGTCATCGAGACGCTGCTGGGCGGGACCGAAGCAATGCGCGAGGCGGGCGAGACGTACCTGCCCCGCCACCAGGAGGAGACGGACAAGGGCTATCAGGAGCGCCTGGCGTCCGCCGTCCTCCTCAACATGGTCGAACAGACGCTGGACACCCTGAGCGGCAAGCCCTTCAGCGAGCCGATCAAGCTCAACGAGGACGTGCCCAAGGCGATTGAGGAGACGATCCTGCCTGACGTGGACCTCCAGGGGAACAACCTGGACGTGTTCGCCCGTCAGTGGTTCCGCGAAGGCATGGCCAAGGCCCTTTGTCACGTCCTCATCGACATGCCCCGCCCGGCCCCGCGGGAGGACGGCCAACCCCGGACCCTGGCGGATGACCGCCGGGAGGGCCTGCGCCCGTACTGGGTGATGATCAAGCCGGAGTGCCTGCTGTTCGCCCGGTCGGAGGTGATCAACGGGGTCGAAGTCCTCCAGCACGTCCGCATCATCGAACACTACATGGAGCAGGACGGCTTCGCGGAGGTCTGCAAGCGCCGCATCCGCGTCCTGGAGCCGGGCCTTGTCCAGCTCTGGGAGCCGGTGAAGAAGTCCAACGCCCAGAAGGAGGAGTGGGTGCTGGTGGATGAGTGGGCGACGGGGTTGAACTACGTCCCGCTGGTCACCTTCTACGCGGACCGCCAGGGCTTCATGATGGGCAAGCCCCCGCTCCTGGACCTGGCTCACCTCAACGTGGCGCACTGGCAGTCCTCCTCCGACCAGCGCCACATCCTCACCGTCTCCCGCTTCCCGATCCTCGCCTGTTCGGGGGCGTCCGGGGAGGACTCGGACCCGGTGGTGGTCGGGCCGAACAAGGTGCTATACAACCCGGACCCGCAGGGGCGGTTCTACTACGTGGAGCACACCGGCCAAGCCATCGCCGCGGGCCGCACGGACCTCAAGGACCTTGAGGAGCAGATGGCGGGCTATGGTGCGGAGTTCCTGAAGCGCAAGACCGGCGGGCAGACGGCGACCGCCCGGGCGCTGGACAGCGCGGAGGCGACCAGCGACCTGAGCGCGATGACGGGGCTGTTCGAGGACGCCCTGGCCCAGGCCCTGGACATCACCGCGGACTGGCTCCGCCTTGGGCCGAACGGCGGCACCGTGGAGCTGGTGAAGGACTATGACCTGGAGGAAATGGACGCCCCGGGCCTTCAGGCCCTCCAAGTCGCACGCGAGAAGCGCGACATCAGCCGCAAGACCTACCTGAACGGCCTCCGCCTGCGCGGGGTCCTCCCGGAGGACTTCGATGAGGATGAGGACTGGGAGGAGCTGATGGAGGAAATCAGCGAGGCGATGGGCCGCGCTGGCTTGGACCTGGACCCGTCCCAGAAGAACCCGCCCGAAGGTGGGGAGGGTGAGGGCGAGGGCGAGGGCGGCGAAGGCGGAGAAGGCGGTGGAAATCCTGGAGGCGAGTCATGAACGTCTGGCACTTCTTGGGGCTCTGGCTCCTCCTGAGCATCGTCCTCGCCCCGTTGGTCGGGCGTTGTATCCACTTCGGCATGAACGGACCCAAGCCTGAGCCGGAGGAACGCTGATGGGGTGCCTGTACCGCGTGTCCTTCCCCAACGGGAAAGCCTACTTGGGCATCACGACCCAGACGGCCCAGGCCCGGTTCAAGGACCACTGTTCAGAGGCGGGCCGCTTGAAGCGGGAGAAGCCCCGGGGAGGCTCGCTGCTCCATCACGCCTTGAACAAGTACCCGGGTCAGGCGCAACTTGAAGTCTTGGTGATCGCGGATGACTGGGACTACCTTTGCGAGTTGGAACAAAGGGCCATTCAAGCCTTCGGGACCCGGAAGCCCAACGGCTACAACTTGACCGAAGGGGGTGAAGGCACGCCCGGCTATCGCATGCCGCCGGAGTCCCGGGAGCGCCAACGGCAGGCCGTCCTGGGGTCGAAGTGGAAGGAGGACGCCAAGCAACGCTTCTCGGAGCAGTGCAAAGGGCGCGTTATAACTCAGGAAGCCCGGGAAAAGATGGCCGCGGCGAAGCGTGGGAAGCCTTCTGGCAGGGCAAAGCCTGTTACGATTCAGGGGATCCATTATCCGTCCATACTCGCAGCCCAAAAGGAGCTGGGTCTGGGTTGGGACGCAATTCAAAAGGTACTGAGAAATGGCGACCTTCAACGAAAACTACCGTGACGCCGCGCTGCGTCACCAAATCGACCTGCGCCGCTACACCGCGGGCGTCACCAAGCGGGTCGCCCGTCTCCTGGAGGAGGCGGACCGCGACCTGACCGAACGCCTGCGCACCCGGCTCGCCCGCTTCGAGGGCCGTGACCTGGACTTCACCGGCGAACGCTGGAAGGCTCTGCTCACGGACATCCGCGGAGCCCGGGCCGCGGCCCTCGCGGAGTACAAGACCCTGGTGCGGGACGAACTCGGGCAGCTCGCCGTCCTCGAAGGCCAGGCCGAAATCGACCTGCTGCAGTCCTCCATCACGATTGAGGTGGGCTTCATGGCGGTGAACGCGGACCAGCTCCGGGCCATCGCCACCTCCCGCCCGTTCCAGGGCCGGTTCCTCCGGGACTGGTTCAGCACCCTGGAGGCGGTGGACCAGCAGCGGCTGACCACGGCCCTTCAGCTCGGGATGACGAACGGGGAGCCCATTGACGACATCGTGCGGCGGGTGGTCGGGACGCGCAAGAACGCCTATGCGGACGGCATTCTGTCGATGACCCGGCGAGACGCCCAGGGGATCGTCCGCACCGCGGTGAACCACGTATCCAACACTGCCCGGGGCTACGTCTGGGAAGCCAACAGCGACATCATCACGGCGAAGGTCTGGGTGAGCACGCTGGACGGTCGGACCACGGCTGTATGCCGCGCCCGGGACGGTCACGGGACCCCCGTGGGCGACAACGAGTTGCCTGCGGACATCCCCCTGCTCCAGCCCAAGGGGGCGAAACCCCCGGCCCACTTCAACTGCCGGTCTGTGATGGTCGCCTACATCGACGGCGTGGGCCTCCTGGGCAATCGCCCGACCGTGACGGACACCCGGACCCGCGCCAAGCGTGAAATCGACTTCCGCCGGATGGCGAAGGAGCAGGGCAAGCCGATCCAGGACATCAGGAAGGCTTGGGCCGCGGAGAACGTGGGCCGGGTTCCGGCGGCGACCACATATCAGGACTTCTTGAAGCGTCAGCCCGCGGGCTTCCAGGATGAGGTCCTGGGCAAGACCAAGGCCCGGCTGTTCCGGGAGGGCGGGCTGAACGTGGACCAATTTGTGGATCGGGCCGGCAACGAGCTGACCTTGTCCCAACTCGCGGAGCGCAAGCCGGACGCCTTCCGCAAGGCTGGCCTTGACCCTGAAAAGTTCTGAGGCTACAATATGAACCGTGCGTGAGGCACAACACTGGCGGGTGATCCGCCGACAATGAGGATACAATTATGGACTTTGAATTCACTCCGGTCGATTCCATCGACAAGGTCCCGGAACAGTTCCGGGGAATCTACAAGCAGGGCGATGATGGCAAGTTCGTCCCGGACGAAGCCCACAAGGGGATCGTGGAAGCCGTGACTGGCCTGAACCGCTCCCTCAAGGCTGCTCGCGCGGAGGCGAAGGCCAAGACCTCCGTGGACCTGACCCCGCTGGCTGACTTCGGTGCGACGCCGGAGGAAATCAAGGCCAACATCACCACGAAGCTGACCGAACTCCAGAACGAACTGGCCAAGGGCGGCGAGGCCAAGCTGAATCTGGACAAGGTTCGCCAGGAGCTGGCCGATGCGCACGCGAAGGACCTGAAGAAGGCCGGAGCCCGCGCCGAAGCCCTCCAGAACCAGCTGTATGGGCTCCTGGTCGAGAACGCCGCCACTGCCGCCGTCGCGGAGCTGAAGGGCGTCCCGGAACTCCTGCTGCCGTTCATCAAGAACCAGGTCAAGGTTGTCGAGCAGGACGGTGAATTCAAGGTGTTCGTGGTCGATGCCCAGGGTGACCAGCGTTACTCGGGCGTGACCGGCCAGCCCATGACCATCCGCGAGCTGGTCAGCGAAATGAAGGCCAACGAGAAGTATGGCCGCCTGTTCGAGTCGGAAGCCCCGGCGGGCGGCGGCATGCCTCCGCGCGGGGGTCAGACGCCTCCGCGCCAGCCCGGCAAGGTCCTGACGGCCAACGAAAAGATCGCCCAGGGCCTCGCCAAGGGTCAGTACAAGGCGGGCCGCGGTCGGGCGTGACGGATCGGGGAAGCCCCCAAGTTTGTCCAGGGGGCTTCCCTTTTTCGCAACTTGGTACTATACTGACGTCACTTTTGGTTGTATAGCCAGAGGCGAAGGCCCACAGGAGTGATTCCGCGGGCCGCGACGGAACACCGGGTGATCCGGCACGGCTGAAACCGCTTGATTCATCAACTTCTGAAGGAGGGCCAATCATGGCTTCTGTTACCCTCGACGAAAGCGCCAAGCTGGCCCAGGACGAACTGGTTGCTGGCGTGATCGAAAACATCATCACCGTCAACCGCATGTTCGACGTGCTGCCCTTCGACTCCATCGAGGGCAACAGCCTCGCGTACAACCGCGAGAACGTCCTTGGCGACGTCATCATGGCCGGTGTCGGCACGACCTTCTCCGGCGCGGGTGCCGGTAAGGCCGCTGCAACCTTCACCAAGGTCAACTCCAACCTCACCACCATCATGGGTGACGCCGAAGTGAACGGCCTGATCCAGGCTACCCGCTCCGGCGACGGCAACGACCAGACCGCTGTCCAGATCGCCTCCAAGGCGAAGTCCGCTGGCCGCAAGTACCAGGACCAGCTGATCAACGGCACCGGCGCGGGCAACGAGTTCGCGGGCCTGATCCAGCTGTGCGCCTCCGGCCAGAAAGCGACCACCGGCGCGAACGGCTCCAACCTCAGCTTCGACATCCTGGATGAGCTGATGGACCTCGTGGTGGACAAGGACGGCCAGGTGGACTACCTGACCATGCACGCGCGTACCCTGCGCAGCTACAAGGCGCTGCTCCGCGCCCTGGGCGGTGCGTCCATCAACGAGGTTGTCGAGCTGCCCAGCGGTGCGGAGGTTCCGGCCTACTCGGGCACCCCGATCTTCCGCAACGACTACATCCCGACCAACCAGACCAAGGGCACCGGCACCAACGCCACCACGATCTTCGCTGGTACGCTGGATGACGGTTCGCGCACCCACGGCATCGCCGGTCTGACCGCGACTCAGGCCGCGGGCATTCAGGTTGTGGACGTGGGCGAGTCGGAGGACTCCGATGAGCACATCTGGCGCGTCAAGTGGTACTGCGGCCTGGCTCTGTTCAGCGAGAAGGGCCTGGCCTGCGCTGAC